TTACCCATTGGCGCGGCTTAAGAGCTTATTTTTGAATTCACAGTGGTCACGATATAACCATCTTGCTCGCCCGTGGATAACTTTGGCTTTTGGCAGGTCGCCGGACTTAATCCGGTCGTAGATGAAGGTTTTACCGAAGCCAGTATCGGCCATGATGAATTTCAAATCAACCAGTGAATCAGGTTGTAGTTCGTGTTGCATGAGTGCTATCTCCGAATAGGGAATCGAACCTGCAAATCAGGCAATAAAAAACCGCCATCAGGCGGCTTGGTGTTCTTTCAGTTCTTCAATACAAATATTGGTTACGTCTGCATGTGCTATCTGCACCCATAGCATCCAGTGGTCATAGCAGTCGTTGATGTTCTCTGCTTCGATAACTCTGTTGAATGGTTCTCCATTCCATTCACCTGTGACTCGGAAGTGCATTTATCATCTCCATAAAACAAAACTCGCCGTAGCGAGTTCAGATAAAAGAAATCCCCGTCAGTGCGAGGATTGTTAGTTGCGCTCTGCTGCTTCCTTGGTCATTACCATATCCACCAAACTTCACCAGACATGATTCTCGCAATCACTATCATCACCAAAGTGATAATCACAACTTTAACTGGCGGCATCATTCACCATCCTGCTCCGGCGGTTCAGGAATCGCCATCCATCTGATTACATCGCAATTACGTAGGCCGATGTCATCTCCAAGCCATCCTTGACCTTCAGACCAGCATTGCACGTAATACCCGTCTGCGGCGTCAACTACGCACCACTGCGCGTCGTCCGGCATTCGCTCACTACAGCTTATCCAGCCATCCGGAGTTACCGGATAGTTGCCCGATAGCGCATTACGCAATCGCTCCAGATTCACGTATTCCTGAACCCTGTTTCCGTCGCATGCCTGAAGCCATTGCGCAGCCTTTTGCGCATCAGTGTGAAAGGCACAAGTGCGACCGTCATCAAATTGCATTTCGTAGAGGTCAGCAACTTGTTCAAACTGCGTATGTTGTGACTTGTAAGTTTGGCTTACAGGTTCGGCACCATGAAGCATGGCGTCGCTCCGCTCTATGCCATCCAGCGCGATTCGCAGTGCCTGAATTGTGGTAGAGCTATCGTTTGGGGCTATTCCATATCGCTCGAATACAGCTAAATGGTTGCGCATAATCTCAGGCGTAAGCTCTTTGTAAGCATAAGCAAGAGGCTCTGATGCATTATCCGGCACAACCGACGCAGGCGCGGCAGCATAAACAGGAATAACGTCCGATTGATCTTTATTGCTTTCATCCGTCAAAGCCCAGAATAATTTTCCGGCCGGATGTTTGAAAATATAAGCAACTGGCTCTGCTTCCAGTGATGCCAGTGCAATTCGTGCCAGTTCCCTAAGATTTTCGCTATATGGTGAAGTATTATCACGATGGATTATGTGGTTAGCTGTATCTATGAGAATTTGCTTTTGTTCTTCTCTGTTCATAGTGGTCATCTCACTCTCCTTTGATGCGAATGCCAGCGGCGCGGATTGCAGCGATGACTTCAGAAACTTTGTATGCCATTACCGTTTGGTAATCATCGTGAAAATCTGTTCGATGAAGCATGCTGCTACGTTCTGGGAGCGATATTTCCCGAGCATCCAGTTCCTTAACGCGTTCCTCCAGTTCGTAGACCCTGCATTGTTCTCTATCATCAATCAGATATAACCCAAGACATTCGCTTTCTACCCAACCGCCAAAATCATGATCGTAACGCTCACATGAAAACTCACCGTCACCGTCCTTTGTTGGAATGGTGTAACTATCTAATGGGCCACCATATGTCGGCACATTTCCCAATGTTGGATGCTCAATCCACATGAAAAATGCACGTCCGGTTATTGGGCAAATATCTGGCCGCCATTGGTCACGAACAGCCTTGGTTTCGGATAATTCTTCAGCGTGTTGTTTTACTTCCTCAAGCTCAACTCTCAGCTTCCCTACCGTTAGCGCAATATCCTCGTTCTCCTGATCGCGGCGTTTGATGTATTGCTGGTTTCTTTCCAGTTCATCCAGTAATGCCAGCACGGTAGCCGGATTGGCTGCGGCGATGAATTCAGCATTGGTCTGCTGTTCCATTTGGAAATCTTCATCGAAACCGCTTTCAGGATGCGCTCCTTCAATTCTGCAAATGGGAAGATATCCAACAACTTCACGATGAATTAGCGCATCACCAGCATCAAATCTCTCCTCTCCATATTCGAGCGACCACACGCCACACGTTGCTTTCTCTGCCTTTTCACGCAGTGCCTGATAGTTAATTTTGGTCATATCACATCACCCTGAAGCCGTTGCATTTACGTAAGAAATCGCAGATATAGCCCTTCATTTTTTCATGCCAATCTCGATCATTCCCATTGCACCAACCATCAGGTGGAGTCCAGTTTTCTATCAGAGCAGCCATTTTCTTTGCTTTCGCCGGAGTAGCTGTTGCGGTATCGCAGTAATGACGAGTGTCAACCAACGCATCCATACCATCGATATCAAGTACGCAAAACCATGTGTGATTCGGAATTCCTACAGGTGGTATTTGTTGCCCACGTCGACGTTTATCAATAAGATATACACTCACTGGTTGCCTCCTTTGCGCCACATCGCATTCAGATATTTGTTGTCATTAACAGAACCGAAACTCTTTCTTTTAAGCAATTCCTCTCTCGATGGCATTGGCTTTACGCGTTGGCGAATAATCATTTCTGCCGGAAGAATGCCGGGATTGTATGCAAGTCCTCTCATGGAAAATTCCTCAGTCATTACTGATAGCGCCATAGCGTGAGCGGTAATTACGCAGGCGCGGGTCAATTTCAGGGAAGTGGGTATATGTGGCTTTGCGGAATGGTCGGATTGATGTCTGGTAAATTCGCTCGCGTTCTTCTTTCTCTGCAAGCCATATACAATGGCGAAATTCCTTTTCCTCTTTCGTTTCCTGCGGTAGCGACATTATCCTGTCGTAGTTTTTCCTGAATTTATCCAGCACCTCCGATACGGAATTGCCGGAACAGCGGCGCGCGTCGTCCGCACCATACAGAGGCGCTGGCATAATGGGAGCCTTATTTTCAGTAATCAGAAAGGAGGGTAATCGTTCTGGCTGTAACCATAATCATCTGCATGATTCTGGCTTACGTTTTTAGAGCGATTGTCTTTATCTTTGAGGCTGGCAACCATGTTGGCGATAGTTTCTGGTTGCTTGCCTTCCGCCTTTTCTTTAAGGGTTTGACCTGTTTTTGCAATAAACGGGATGCGTATTTCCATCTGGTAGCTGTCTGCGCCAGTCTTTTTGTTTGTGGTTAATACTTTCTGGAGCACTAACCCGATTTTCTTTCCATGAAATTCAGGAGCAACAAATTTACTGGCGGAAACCATATGTTGCGTTAATTGTCCAATCCCGGCACACCCCATCATGGCGTGGACGACATTTGCGCCAAATTTATTTTCCGTTCCGTCATTTTTCTGAACACAGACGCTAAGATATTGGATTTTACGTCCGTCGTCGGATTCGCCAGAAAACTCAATAAATTTGGCTCCTTTTTCTGATTGCTTTAGTTCTGCTTCAGTAATGGTAATGATATGAGCGCCAGTTTCGTTAATAAAACCACCTTGCCCTGCGGTCAGTGCTGCTTCTTCGTTATAAGTAAAAATCACGTTGCTCATGCGGCGTTTTCCTTAATTTGATGAACATTATTGATGCCGTAGTAATCACAAACAGTGGCATCGACGAAAGAGAGATCGTTATCAATCTCATTGGAGTCAAACATTCCCATTGGGGATTTAACAGTGTCTGCACCGTTGTTTTTTGTGGTGAAAAAGAACTGGTCATCACGGGTAAGGGTGCGAAGAACTATAGTAAACATGCCTTCGACAGTGATTTTCTCGTCCAGCATTTTGCCGATAGTTTTCATTTTCACGCGCCCTATAGGGGTTTCTTCGGTGTGTGCAAGAAAATAGACTCTCAGGTCATCAGGTGCATCCTGTGCAGCCTTAATCACCTCCCATGCGTGGCGGCCTATCTCAGTAAATTTATCAAACGATTTTTCTTCTGAGCGGCGCATAAACTCATTGCTCATCACATACTGGAAGTCATCAACAATAACGATTCTTTTCCCGTATTCGTGAGCACGCTTAATTACGGCAACTATTACGTCCCATTTGTCAGTGGTAACTACGGTTCCTTTTTTTGCTCTGGCATCCCATGCAAGCCAGTCTTTTGATTTAAATGGTAGCGGCTTGCCTATTGGTTTTATAAGTATTGCTTCCTCTGGATTGATATTTCTCATGCTGGTTGATTTTCCGGTGCCAGACTCACCGAGTATTAATGTCGCAGTTCCCATAATTCACCTCAGAATGGTAATTCGGATGGGGCGGAAAGAAATTCGCGCTCATTCATGCGCTCTCTTTGTGCCTGCCATAAGCAAAGTTGTTTCTTTGATTTATCTCCCGCTTTACGCCAGTAACGAGCCTCAGCAATGTGATACTCTCTTTTTAATCGGCTTAACTCTGGGGTTTTCGCCAGTTCTACCGGAATCATTTTGACCTCCATTTTCTGTAGGCTTCGATGGCCTCACGAAACATCTTTTCATCGCCAATAAAAGTGGCGATAGTGAATTTAGTCTGGATAGCCATAAGTGTTTTATCCATTTTTGGGAACTCCTGGCTGATTAAGTACGTCGATGAGTCGTTTCCATCCGTCACGTAATTTACGGGTGATTCGTTCAAGTAAAGATTCGGAAGGGCAGCCAGCAACAGGCCACCCTGCAATGGCATATTGCATGGTGTGCTCCTTATTTATACATAACGAAAAACGCCTCGAGTGAAGCGTTATTGGTATGCATATAAAAAGGCCCTCACACTGGAGGGCAAAGAAGATTTCCAATAATCAGAACAAGTCGGCTCCTGTTTAGTTACGAGCGACATTGCTCCGTGTATTCACTCGTTGGAATGAATACACAGTGCAGTGTTTATTCTGTTGTTTATGCCAAAAATAAAGGCCACCATTAGGCAGCCTTGTTGTTCAGTTCACCAAGTTCTCTGGCAATCATTGCCGTCGTTCGTATTGCCCATTTATCGACATATTTCCCATCTTCCATTACAGGGAACATTTCTTCAGGCTTAACCATGCATTCCGATTGCAGCTTGCATCCATTGCATCGTTTGAATTGTCCACACCATTGATTTTTATCAATAGTCGTAGTCATAAGGATAGTCCTGGTATTGTTCCATCACATCCTGAGGATGCTCTTCGAACTCTTCAAATTCTTCTTCCATATCTCACCTCAAATAAGTGGTTTGCTGCCTAATTTCATTTTCTGGCGACCAACACAAGTCACACCCATTTCACTGCGTGGCTTGCGGTAGTAAATACGGTTCTGTTTACGCTCGACTTCTTCTGCCTTCTTGCAGCAAAGGCTTCCTAGTGATGCTGCTTTGTCTGCTCTGACGCAACCAGAGAGCTTTAGCGCAATTTTTCGCGCCAGTCGCTGCTCTTGCATTGCCTGTTCACGTTGAGCCTGTCTGCGTGCTCTGCGGCGATTTCTGGCGTTATCGTCAGCCAGATATGTAATGACTACTGTCATGTTGACCTCCGATGATTGACTTTGGCGGTGACGCGCCGGGTGCTTATCTTCCGGTTGCCGTCGTGCAGCTGCACTTCACATCACCCCAAAGCCAACTACTCTTTGGTTCCCGCATTTCGGCGGGACAATCCCATCAATGTTAAAGAGCCTGCCAATCTGTTCCGTTTGGCTACCAGCGTCCTGCTGATGGCTTAAAGATAACTTAGGTTATAGGCACGGTCAATAACCTAATTTATATTTTGTGGTAAATAAGTTATAAGTGATGGATAACAAAGGTATTTTATTTTTGTAAATGTTGCTGATTGATTGGTGTTTGAGGGCTTGCGTGCGGGTGAAGTTGTTACCTTTGGCTTGATGCTTGTCTATGATGAGGATGGGTGATTGGGTGGCGATCGTGAGGCAAAGAAAACCCGGCGCTGAGGCCGGGTGAGATATTAAAGAACCGATTTAACAAGATGGTTTTTACGGTACAGACCTATGCGATCATTGTGAATCTCAGTAGTCTCCACTAAAAGAGAAACAATCTGTCCGACCTTGTGTTTTTTTTGTATTAAATCTAGCATTTCAATCGGATAGGAAGCCTTTAAATGTTCACCACCAACATCAAGCTCCAGCTTCCCATATTTGGATAGAACGACCAGTTCGCCTGTAACCGTTTCAGTAATGGGAGGGGATGAAATGGTTGATGTAAGTCTACTCACCAAGTACTTAATTTTATTGGAGTCAATAGTTGCCACCTTGGTGCCATTACTAAATGGACCGGTCCAACTTGCATCAAATGTTAAGTTGTGTTTATCGCATTCCTCTACGATTCTCTTAAGGCTTACAGTGGAATTGTATCCAATTTCAGCGACGTGATTCATGAAGTTGTTGTCGTCATCGCTTAACAACAAATCGAATATGCCTTTTACAGCCTTGCTGGGTACTGTTTCTACTAATTCTGCTATTCCTGTAGAGAAGGTGACGCCCAATTTTGTAGACCCAGGGGATAAATCAGCCAGCCTGAGGTTTAAGGAGCTTTTCACGTCGTAGGGAACTTTTTTTGAGTCCTTGCCTGAGGCAATTTTGTGTGTTGCTCTTTGTATTAGCGCTGCAAGATTTGTTGAAATAGCCCCAAGCAGCTCTAAAGGAATAGAGCCAAAGTCAACCTCAGAGCCTTTCAGCCGCAGCTCAAAAAAATCGATAAGTGGGTGCCGACTATCTTGCTTTAATTTTTCGGCCTTCAAATCGCTCAGATGAGAATCCATGGAGCGATAAAGAAGCATGTCAGCAAAGGACCTGGTTTTGTTTTGCTTCATTGCATCGACTTCTTTTTGAATGAAATCAATGCGTTTATCGCAATTTTTAAACATTGATTTATCATTCATAAAAAAATCCTCACTAACCCTTTCGGGTTTTCACTGCGATCAAAACCAAACCAACCGCGCCAGTAGCTACGCCAGTACTCATAATCATAGTTAGGGTCATCTAAATTCTTCATGAGTAGTAGGACATCAATTTTGTAGTTTTGTTTGATGTAGTTTCGGTCAAGCAAATTATCGACGCGGCCCCGAAGCATGACAGGTATTGAGTTTATATTGTTATAGTCACATACCAACAAAATATCAATATCATCAGGCTCTGGTTTAGACGTGGTGTATGAACCATCAACCCATATTTCTGTAAAACAGCCATATTGAGCAGATAATTCTCGAATAGATTCGAGTAGCTGTATAAAATTACAGTATAGCATGCCTCGCCTGGATGATGAAGGAAAGCAATCGACACAATACGATTTTAATCCAGCTTCATCCATGTCATGGAACCCTGGCTCAAACAGGGGTGGGTAATTAATTTTATCCATAAAAAACCTTGCTATACATTTGTTTTTTTTATTAAAAATCTAACCACCGAAATGGTGACGGCAAGATGTTACATGGGGTTACAATCAGCCAATACACCGCATTAAATAATTTTTTCACCAGCTATGCGCCGACCAGAACACCTTGCCGATCAGCCAAACGTCTCTTCAGGCCACTGGTTACCAACTATGAGACGACCAGAATACTCTGCCAATAATCCTTACGGTTTCATGAAATTCATCTCTATCCATTACTTCATCCGGGTACTCTTCGCGATTTATTGATCTGATTATCACCGACGTGGGGGTGGCGATTAATGTTTTTACTCGTAACAAATCAGACTGGCAAATAGCGTAGGTTTTACCATCTCTGATTGTGGTATCTTGCGTGTTAACACCAACAACATCGCCATCGTGAAGCGTTGGTTCCATGCTTTGCCCTACAACCCTAACTAGCTTGGCTGATCTTTCAGATACCCCCATCTTTTTTAGATAGTGCTTTCTGAAAACCAAAGAGAACTCCGATGATTCCTCTAGCTCGCAGCTACCGCTTCCAGCTGAAAGCGAAACGTTAAGAAGAGGCAACGCAACAAACTCGTCATCGTTTCTTTTAATGTCTTCCCATACCACAGCTTTTAAAGATGACTCACGGATATTGGATGGTTCTTCATGTGCACCATCCCTCATTTCACCAATACCAGAACTAAGCCATTCAGGGCGCACTTTTAAAGCATTGGCTAATTCAACCATCTTGCGAGATCCGTTTGTTTTACCGGACGACATCTTCTGTATGGCTGGCTGAGATATTCCAACCATGTCAGCAAGCTGTGATTGTGATACCCCAGCTGAGCTCATGGCTGCATTTAGTCTTTCTGCGAATGTTTTCATACCCACAAATCTATAACTACGGTTATCCAAAGTAAAATAACAAAGGTTATTGCTATTTTTTATAACTTGAGTTATCTTTGGTTATAATTAATGACCACAAGAGGTATGCTCATGAATTTAGTAATTCAACGAGCCTTGAAAATTGTCGGTAGCCAAAAGCGCCTTGCCGACAAGTGTGGTGTAACGCAGCCAGCAGTACACAAATGGCTGAAAGGCGGATTGGTCTCTCCAGAGAAAGTTACCGCCATCGTTAACGCCACTGGAGGGCAGATCAAGGCTTACGAAATTCGCCCCGATTTGCCACACCTGTTTCCAAAACCGAATCAGGCAGCATAAGTAACACCGCTCTTTAACAGTCATGGTCCTCATTCCCGCCGAAATGCGGGAATACAACGCGCATAAGTTGATGCGCATAACTTCTTATTTGTTAAGGAAATACTTACATATGGTTCGTGCAAACAAACGCAACGAGGCTCTAAGAATCGAGAGTGCGTTGCTTAACAAAATCGCAATGCTTGGAACTGAGAAGACAGCGGAAGCTGTTGGAGTTGATAAGTCGCAGATCAGCAGGTGGAAGAGGGACTGGATTCCAAAGTTCTCAATGCTGCTTGCTGTTCTTGAATGGGGCGTCGTTGACGACGATATGGCTCGATTGGCACGACAAGTTGCTTCGATTCTCACCAATAAAAAACGCCCGGCGGCAACCGAGCGTTCTGAACAAATCCAGATGGAATTCTGAGGTCATTACTGGATCAATCCACAGGAGTCATTATGACAAAACGTAGTAAGAAATACCAGGAAAAAGAAGAGATTCGACACCCTGATTCACCTGAGGGATTAGTGGTAGCCGCAGCAAATAACAGGGCGTTCGCAGAGCGCCTTGTTGGTGTTTACAGACTAGCCAAAGCAGGAGTGAAACATGGGCGTCGTTAAGTTAGCTGATTACAGGCCTCAACTTGAGGTCGTGGAGCATCGCGTGGCAGATACCGAAGATGGTTTCATGCGCGTTGCTAACGAGATTACCGACAGTCTGCTGATGGCTGATTTAACCGTCCGGCAGTTGAAGGTGATGCTCGCTATCATGCGCAAGACATACGGATTCAATAAGCCGATGGATCGACTCACAAACACGCAGATAGCAGCCATGACAGGTATTCATCACACTCATGTTTGCGCTGCCAAGCGCCAGCTTATCGAGCGTAAATTCCTCATTGCTGATGGCGTGAAAATCGGAGTGAACAAGGTGGTTTCTCAGTGGATTAGCCAGGACAGCTTAACATTAGCTAAAACAGCTAATAAAACATTAGCCGAGTCGGCTAATGGGTATAAGCCAAGTCAGCTAAACACAAAAGACAATATACAAAAGACAATAAATACAAATACCCCCTTACCCCCTAACGGGGGAGGCGATGGGCAGGTTAAACCTGAACGTCGCAAGGCAGAACGAATCGACTACGAATCCTTCCTGAACGCCTACAACACCGAAGTCGGTGACAGACTTCCACATGCTGTTGCGGTCAACGAGAAACGCAAACGCCGCCTGAAGAAAATCATCCCGCAACTGAAAACGCCAAACGTGGACGGTTTCAGAGCGTATGTCAGGGCGTTTGTGCATCAGGCCAAGCCGTTTTACTTCGGAGACAACGACACGGGCTGGACGGCAGATTTTGATTACCTGCTGAGGGAAGATTCGTTAACGGGAGTACGGGAAGGGAAGTTTGCAGACAGGGGGATTGCATGAGACAGGATATCGAAGCGAGCGTTATCGGTGGCCTGCTGATTGGTGGATTAACACCAACCGCCAGCGACGTTCTGGCAACGCTGGAGCCGGAAGCGTTTTCAATTCCGCTCTACCGGAAAGCCTTCGAGGTTATCCGCAAGCAGGCGAGAAACAGAAACCTAATCGATGCGCTGATGGTTGCCGAGGCGTGCGGAGAGGAGCATTTCACGTCAATCCTGATGACCAGCAAAAACTGCCCGAGTGCCGCAAACCTGAAGGGATATGCCGGAATGGTCGCGGATAACTATCACCGCCGTCTGGTGCTGGAAATCATGGATGAAATGCGTGAACCAATTCAGAGCGGAACCATCGACGCATCGAGTCAGGCGATGGATGAGCTTGTAAAGCGTCTCTCAGCCATCAGAAAGCCCCGTGACGAGGTTAAACCTGTACGGTTAGGGGAAATCATTACTGACTACACTGACACGCTTGACAGGCGTCTGAGGAACGGAGAAGAGTCAGATACCCTGAAGACCGGAATCGAAGAACTTGATGCCATCACCGGAGGGATGAACGCGGAAGACCTGGTGATAATCGCTGCTCGTCCTGGTATGGGGAAAGCAATGGCGCTAAGCGAAGGGATTTTACTTGCAGATGGCACTTGGACTACTCACGGAGAAGTCAAAATTGGCGATCGCATCGCGTCAATAGACGGGCTTCCTTCGGAGGTAATTGGCGTCTTCCCGCAAGGGAAGAAATTCACATATTTAGTCACCTTTGAAGACGGACGTAGCGTGAAATGTGCCGACAACCACTTATGGGAAATTTCATCATCAAGATTTACTGGTAAACGCGTTGTTGATACTGATGCGCTGGCTGGGATGCTACAAAAAACACGTTATCAGGGAAGAATAAGAGTGCCATCCTTGACCGGAGACTTTGGTAAAAATATTCCCCTTGATGGTTGGGTTATTGGGGCTCTACTTGGTGACGGTTCGTTGATAAAAGGCATCAAATTCACCAACTCGGAAGAATATGTCCTGAGCCGCATGAGTGATGCAATTGCACCACTGCGACTGGTTAAGGTAGGAGAGAATGATTATTTGATAAGCAACCAAAAAGGCCAGAAGAACCCACTATTGGACAAACTACGTGGCATTGGGATGATCGGGAAAGGTGCGTCCGAGAAGGAAATCCCAGCAGAAATTTTTAGTGCTAGCAAAGAAATACGTACCGGTGTTTTAACTGGCCTTCTCGAGACAGATGGCTGGGTTGAGAAGTCCGGATGCATCCGCTTTAGTTCATCCAGTCAGAAATTAGCTAAAGGATTAGTAAGGCTTGTTAGATCTTTAGGTGGAACCGCCAAAGAATCCAGCAGGACGGGAATAGTTTACACGTACAAAGGAGAGAAGCATGACGGACTTGATGCACACATGGTCAGCATGAAGTTGCCATCATCTTTGATAGAGAAAATTCACTCACCACGTTTACGCAAAAATCTCGGGATTAACAGGCTTGGCGACCTTGGTGTGGGTATCAAATCGGTTGAAGTTGTTGAGCCAGAAGAGTGTCTTTGCATCATGGTAAGCCATCCTAGCCATCTCTATGTGACAACGGATTACATCGTTACGCACAATACCGAACTGGCGCTGAAGATTGCCGAAGGCGTTGCAAGCCGCGTTATTCCTGGTTCTGACGTCCGGCGCGGGGTATTGATTTTCTCAATGGAAATGAGCGCATTGCAGATTGCAGAGCGAAGCATTGCCAACGCCGGGAGGATGTCGGTTAGCGTACTGCGAAATCCTGCATCGATGGATGACGAAGGCTGGGCGCGTGTTGCTAACGGCATGAGTCAGCTTGCAGATTTGGATGTATGGGTAGTCGATGCCTCTCGGTTATCGGTCGAAGAAATACGCTCAATCGCAGAACGGCACAAACAGGAAAATCCAAACCTGTCACTCATCATGGTGGATTATCTTGGCCTGATTGAGAAGCCGAAAGCAGACCGCAACGACCTCGCAATTGCTCACATCTCCGGAAGCCTGAAGGCGATGGCGAAAGACCTGAAAACGCCCGTTATCTCCCTGAGTCAGCTTTCTCGCGATGTTGAGAAGCGACCAAACAAACGCCCGACAAACGCAGATTTGCGTGATTCAGGAAGCATTGAACAGGACGCAGACTCAATCATCATGCTCTATCGGGAAGCGGTATATGACGAGAACAGTAGCGCCGCGCCATTTGCTGAAATCATCGTAACGAAAAACCGTTTTGGCTCGCTTGGTACGGTTTACCAGCGGTTCTGCAACGGACACTTTGTTGCATGTGACCAGGATGAAGCCAGACAGATTTGCACAACATCAAATGCACCTGCTGCACGTGGCAGACGATATGCACAAGGGGCTGACGTATGACCATCTACATCACTGAGCTAATAGCAGGGTTATCGTTACTAATGGTTCTTACTGTATATATTATTAAGTATATTCTTTATGCGAATAAAAAAACTAATTGATCACGATGAGCTTCTGTCAACATTATCATATGACTCAGAAACAGGAATATTTAAATGGCTAAAAACAAATTCAGTAGTAAGAGTAAAAGGTAGTATTGCTGGAGGTGTTAGTGGTGGTTATATATGCATTAGCATAAATAATGTTTTGTATTATGCGCATAGACTTGCTTGGTTCTATGTATACAAAAAATGGCCTCCTAAGTTTATTGATCATGTAAATGGGAACAGACTTGACAATAGGATTTCAAATCTAAGACTGGCAACAGAAGAGCAGAATGCAAGAAACATTGTAGGGAATAGGTTAAACACATCCGGTGCGATTGGAGTGTCTTGGTATAAGCCAACTGGCAGGTGGAAGTCTTATGTTGGTTATAAAAATAAGACAATATCGTTAGGGTATTTCGATAGCAAAGAAGATGCAGCATTCATAGCAGCACTAGCAAGAAAGAAACTATATGGAACTTATGCGAGTAAAGCACTTAATTGCGAGCATGAGCTTTTATCTCAATTTAATAATGATGAGGATAAACTTGCGGAATATCTTAAGGAAAAATCTAAAAGGACTCGAAAGCGTGTTAAAAACAGATAAAGGCCTGCTGGTAATCGCAGGCCTTTTTATTTGGGGGAGAGGGAAGTCATGAAAAAACTAACCTTTGAAATTCGATCTCCAGCACATCAGCAAAACGCTATTCACGCAGTACAGCAAATTCTTCCAGACCCAACCAAACCAATCGTAGTAACCATTCAGGAACGCAACCGCAGCTTAGACCAGAATCGGAAGCTTTGGGCTTGCCTTGGTGACGTTTCGCGTCAGGTTGAATGGCATGGGCGCTGGCTGGATGCAGAAAGCTGGAAGTGTGTGTTTACCGCAGCATTAAAGCAGCAGGATGTTGTTCCTAACCTTGCCGGGAATGGCTTTGTGGTAATAGGCCAGTCAACCAGCAGGATGCGTGTAAGCGAATTTGCGGAGCTATTAGAGCTTATACAGGCATTCGGTACAGAGCGTGGCGTTAAGTGGTCAGACGAAGCGCGACTGGCTCTGGAGTGGAAAGCGCGATGGGGAGATCGGGCTGCATGACTATCAAATCAAATACGCCAGCGTCAGATAGGTATCGGCTTATTGAGGATTATCTGTATTTAGACGGAGATACAGTCAGGTACAAAAAGGACTCGCTAAAACACCCCAACCACAGCCACCGGGCCGGAGATGAAATTAAAACATCGATAAATGGATCTGGGTATAGACAGGTGTGTTTTGCAGGCATTCAGATGTTTGTTCACGTAGTTGTTTTTGCGCTGCACAACAAAAGAATGCCATTGAAAAATATTGACCATATTAACGGAAACAGGCTGGACAATTCCCCAAAAAATCTTAGGGAGGCAAGCCGGATAGCAAACAGCCGAAATCAGAAAACTAAGTGCAATAGCCGTTCTGGAATAAAAAATGTTTTATGGAACAAGCAAAAAAATAAATGGGCCGTTCAAGTGCGCACAGATTTTGGCCGGTTGCATTTTGGGTTCTATGAAGATCTTGAGCTTGCTGGTTTGGTTGCCAGTGAGGCTATCAACAAATATCACGGACAATATGCGAGGGTTGAATGATTAAGCATAAATCAGAAACACCAAAAGAAGTTAGAGACTGCTGGCAAACGCCGCTTTGGCTTTTTGATGCACTGGATATTGAGTTTGGATTCTGGCTGGATTCGGCAGCGAGCGACAAAAATGCTCTGTGTGCTCACTGGCTAACTGAGGCCGACGACGCGCTCAATTCTGAGTGGGTAAGCCACGGTGCAATCTGGAATAACCCACCGTACAGCAATATCAGGCCGTGGGTGGAAAAAGCCGCTGAGCAGTGCATACAACAGCGACAGGCGGTAGTGATGCTTGTGCCAGAAGATATGTCTGTCGGCTGGTTCAGCAAGGCTCTGGAGAGCGTTGACGAAGTTCGCATTATCACTGATGGACGGATTAATTTTATCGAACCATCGACAGGGCTGGAGAAGAAGGGAAACAGCAAAGGCTCCATGCTGCTGATTTGGCGACCGTTCATCAGTCCTCGACGGATGTTTACTACCGTATCCAAAGCGGCATTGATGGCGATCGGGCAGGGCGTCAGGAGGGCGGCATGAGGCGACAGCGACGAAGTTTCACCGACATCATCTGCGAAAACTGCAAATACCTTCCAACGAAACGCTCCAGAAATAAACGCAAGCCAATCCCAAAAGAATCTGACGTAAAAACCTTCAACTACACGGCTCACCTGTGGGATATCCGGTGGCTAAGACATCGTGCGAGGAAATGACAATGGATTATTCACAGTTAAGTGATTTTGAAATTAACGTGGCGGTATTCGAAGCCATTCATAACGGATCACCGGATTACAAAGAAGGTGAGAATGGCGATATGGTGTTTGTCTCATTTGAGGGAGACATTGTAAACGGAGACGCAGTTGAAGTAGAAGTTGAGCGCGGATCCTTTAACCCATGCGCAAACCCAGCAGACGCATGGCCGATTATTGAAAAATACAGGATTAGCATTATCAATCTCGATGAAGACGAGTGGGGTGCACGCGGTGTGGCCTACTGTAAATCTAAGCGAGCTATACATGAAAATCCCCTCCGCGCCGCCATGATTGTCTTTCTCATGATGCAGAGAATCCAATAATGCTTAGCCCATCCCAATCTCTTCAATACCAGAAAGAAAGCGTCGAGCGGGCTTTAACGTGCGCTAACTGCGGTCAGAAGCTGCATGTTCTGGAAGTTCACGTGTGCTCCGATTGCTGCGCAGAACTGATGAGCGATCCGAATAGCTCAATGTACGAGGAAGAAGACGATGGTGATTAGCCGATACGGACAAATAACGTTTAAACATTTTCAAGACAATCCAACATGGGCTGCTGCGGCTGGATATGACTTTAATTATTTTGATTGTCTGTCAGTCGCATGTATAGCAACTACCAATGTTGCTAACAACATAATCGATGAATTCTTGGATTTTCCAGACTATCAGGTCAGAGAGTTGCCTGCATTTTTTGTGAAAGTATCTGTTGCTACAGCTCTGTTATTTATTTTGTTATTCGCATATCCATTGCTTGCCGTATTTGTTTATGTGAGATGCAAACACTCACAAAAGAAATACAGCGGAGAGCATACCGATATTACCAGCTAAAATATGCGTGTGTGGTTGAGGAGATGCCAAGAGAAATGGGGGAGACGTCATGGCTAACCTACGCAAAGAAGCGCGCGGCAGAGAATGCCAGGTACGTATTTACGGCGTATGCAATGGCAACCCTGAAACTACAGTTCTGGCACATTACCGGATGGCTGGAATTTGCGGAACTGGAATGAAGCCTGACGACCTGATCGGCGCATGGGCTTGTAGCGCGTGTCACGATGAAATCGACCGACGCACCCATAACCTCGACAACAAAGACGCCAGACTTTACCACCTCGAAGGCGTGATCAGAACGCAGGCGATACTGCTGAAGGAGGGGAAGATTAAGTCATGAAAACCTACCGAATAAAATTGCCGTGGCCTCCTTCAAACAACCGATATTGGCGACACTCAAGAGGGATCCACTACATCAGCGACTGGGGGAAGAGATACCGAAAAGAAGTAATCGAAATAATACAGCAACAACAGCTAGACATCAAAATCACACCTCGCATCAGAATAACCATCCACGCAGCACCTCCCGATAACCGCAAACGAGATTTGGACAATCTGCCCAAAGCCGTTTTTGACGCACTCACCAGTGCGGGCTTCTGGCTGGATGACGGTCAGATAGACGATATGCGCATCAAGCGCTATCAGGCGATTAAAGGTGGAATGCTTGTGTTGGTTGTGACTGAAACATGCGGGAGTTTGCCAATGATTACAGAGCTACTGGAGGCCGCATGACGTTCTCAGTAAAAACCATTCCAGACATGCTCGTTGAAGCATACGGAAACCAGACAGAAGTAGCACGCAGGCTGAAATGTAGTCGCGGCACGGTAAGAAAATACGTTGATGATAAAGACGGGAAAATGCACGCCATCGTCAACGACGTTCTCATGGTTCATCGCGGATGGAGTGAAAGAGATGCGCTATTACGAAAGAATTGATGGCAGCAAATACCGAAATATTTTGGTAGCTGGCGACCTGCACGGATGCTACACGAACCTGATGAACAAACTGGATACGATTGGATTCGACACCAAAAAAGACCTGCTTATCTCGGTTGGCGATTTGGTTGATCGCGGTACAGAGAACGTCGAATGTATGGAATTAATCACATTCCCCTGGTTCAGAGCTGTACGTGGAAACCATGAGCAAATGATGATTGATGGCTTATCAGAGCGTGGAAACGTTAATCACTGGCTGCTTAATGGCGGTGGCTGGTTCTTTAATCTCGATTACGACAAAGAAACTCTGGCTAAAGCTCTTGCCCATAAAGCAGAAGAACTTCCGTTAATCATCGAACTGGTGAGCAAAGATAAAAAATATGTCATCTGCCACGCCGATTATCCTTGTGACGAATACGAGTTTGGAAAGCCAGTTGATCATCAGCAGGTAATCTGGAACCGCGAACGAATCAGCAACTCACAAGACGGGATCGTGAAAGAAATCAAAGGCGCGGACATGTTCATCTTTGGTCATACGCCAGCAGTGAAACCACTCAAGTTTGCCAACCAGATGTATATCGATACCGGCGCAGTGTTCTGCGGAAACCTCACATTGATTCAGGTACAGGGAGAAGGCGCGTGGGCATAAGAGAACTAAACCTCACCAAAGAGCAGCACGAGTGGCTGAATGGCTGGCTTGAACTGTGGGGCGCATGGGTTTATTCAGGTCGTCTGGAAAAGCGCATGAGCAGCGTAATAGCTAAGTTCATGGAGAGCGTAGAGCCGGGAAGAGTTATGACAAGGCCAATGTGTAATGATGATGATGGAATGTTGATTTCTCAGGTCGTCGATTCCGTCATGTACATTGACAAGAAAGCCTTTGGCATCCTCCTCAGCTACTACGCTCATGGTTCATCTAAGCGAGCAATTGCATCCTACTATCACGCGACTGCAAAGCCACGCAAGATGTGTGGACGTGGTGGCGAGGGATGGAGAAAACCTTCACTGGCAACCTGTAGAAACGAAATTGACGACATCCTGAAAGCGTCATTATTTGTTTTGTATCAACCAATGCAAAATGCTTTCAAAATGCGTAAACGTGTTGAGAAAGTTAAGCATGTTGCTGTTAAAAGCCTTGACATGCAATTAGCCATTTAGCCATAATTATAGGGTAAGCTGCCGTTAGTGACTCTTAAGTTGCAACGGTGGCTTTTTTGTTTGCACAACAGGTAAGAGCATTGAACCCGCAGACCTCGCGGAATTGGTGAAAGGTGCCGCGCAGTGCTCTTATCGTTGTGGTGAAGCTCAATGGCGAGCTAGCAGATAGGCGACAGTGCAAATACTAGTCATGTAGCTGACCGCCGCGCGTACTGCAATCGGCAGCGCACCGATGGAAGCCGGTTCGATTCCGGCCGCCACAACCCAAACTGAGCCGTAGCCACTGGCTGTCCTGAATTCATTAGTAATAGTTACGCTGCGGCCTTTTACACATGACCTTCGTGAAAGCGGGTGGCAGGAGGTCGCGCTAACAACCTCCTGCCGTTTTGCCCGTGCATATCGGTCACGAACAAATCTGATTACTAAACACAGTAGCCTGGATTTGTTCTATCAGTAATCGACCTTATTCCTAATTAAATAGAGCAAATCCCCTTATTGGGGGTAAGACATGAAGATGCCAGAAAAAAATGACCTGTTAGCCGCCATTCTCGCGGCAAAGGAACAAGGCATCGGGGCAATCCTTGCGTTTGCAATGGCGTACCTTCGCGGCAGATATAATGGCGGTGCGTTTACAAAAACAGTAATCGACGCAACGATGTGCGCCATTATCGCCTGGTTCATTCGTGATCTTCTCGACCTCGCCGGACTAAGTAGCAATCTCGCTTATATAACGAGCGTGTTCATCGGCTACATCGGTACTGACTCGATTGGTTCGCTTATCAAACGCTTCGCTGCTAAAAAAGCCGGAGTAGAAGATGGTGGAAATCAATAATCAACGTAAGGCGTTCCTCGATATGCTGGCGTGGTCGGAGGGAACTGATAACGGACGGCAGAAAACCAGAAATCATGGTTATGACGTCATTGTAGGTGGAGAGCTATTCACTGATTACTCTGATCACCCTCGCAAACTTGTCACGCTAAACCCAAAACTCAAATCAACAGCAGCCGGACGTTACCAGCTTCTTTCCCGTTGGTGGGATGCCTATCGTAAGCAACTTGGCCTGAAAGATTTCTCTCCGAAAAGTCAGGACGCTGTGGCATTGCAGCAGATTAAAGAGCGTGGCGCTTTACCGATGATTGATCGCGGTGATATCCGTCAGGCAATCGACCGTTGCAGCAATATCTGGGCTTCGTTGCCGGGGGCTGGTTATGGTCAGTTCGAGCATAAGGCTGACAGCCTGATTGCAAAATTCAAAGAAGCTGGCGGAACGGTAAGAGAGATTGAGGCATGAGCAGAGTAACCGCGATTATCTCCGCTCTGATTATCTGCATCATCGTCTGCCTGTCGTGGGCTGTTAATCATTACCGTGATAACGCCATGACCTACAAAGAGCAGCGCGATAAAGCCACATCCATCATCGCTGATATGCAGAAGCGTCAACGTGATGTTGCTGCGCTCGATGCAAAGTACTCGAGAGAATTAGCCAATGCGCAAGCTGAAAAT